CGATTGTATCTGCCATGACGACTGAGCTTTTACGGGCTTCACGCCCAACAAGGTCATCCTCGACAACCACATTATAGTGTCGGCTCTGTAGCGCCGCTCCGACTCCGATAAGATCGAAAGTGCCTTCTCCTTGTCCTCGACCACTTGCAGTACGACGCTGGTGCAAACTCTCATTTGTCCATGTCTCCTTCGAGGTAGGCATTAGCTCAGGAAAAAGGTGATTGAAGAATGAATTGTTCTCATAGTGGTTCGAGATTCTACTACCCAACTTGATTGCGTTGGTAATGGTCTCACTGACCAACAGGATGCGTATATCCTGACTGTGGGTTCTGTGCATCCACTCAATGTAGAGATCAGTGTAGCCAACACTTGTGAAGAAATCTTCTTCCCGTTTGCCAAAAGGTAATGCTCTCCAAATCGGAAAGCACTCGCTGTAGACTGTGGAATTGTGAGTTGGAACATATGCTTCTCCTGCTAGATACAACTGCGTTTTTGAAGCTACGGAAATACACTTTACTTTAACTGCTACAGGAGATAACTTCTGAATGTTAGTAATAAATCTAAAGTCATCTCGTTTTCTATTCCTGCATCTGTCTTGCTTTCGAGGCAAGTAAAAAGGAACTCTCGAATTTGGATAGAATGTCAAAACATACGCAAGTTTCTTTATGTTGCCATCTTCTTTCTTGCCAATATAAGATTGATACTGACTGATAACACTTGGTTTCATTCCAAGAGAAGCGATTAGAGTGCGGATGTTTTCCATCAATTCCAAATTAGTATTTGTAAAAGAGCACTGACCTTCTTTTGATACAGAACCATCTGTATCCATCAAACCACAAAGAAGATCCCAACGCTGTTCTTCTGCCCCTTGGAGATAAATAGAAGGAATGTGCTTGTCATTCGTTACACCAAGTTTATTAAGCTCAGTGCAGAAGTTACCGACAAAACCATACCTATACTTAGCTGCTTGAATTGTGACCTTAATCCCAACCTCTCGAAGCACTGAGATTATATCAGGATCAGCACAAGTAAAAGAGGCGTTCGCAGAAGTTCCATCTCCAAGCCAGCATCCTAAAGCGTATGGATGAATAACTAAAAGTTTCTCACTATATTGAACAGGTTTAGCTACTGCAATCCTATACCTATGTTCATAGTGAGTAACTCCTGTAAGTGCGTCAATACGCTCGGCTTTGATATAAGTACCATACATCTCTTCAGTCGTGAGAACAGAATCTCCATGATAGTACGTCTCATTCGCCAGTCTGACAGTATCATCCACTGTCCAGAGATGACCAGCATCACAAATAAGCTGATCTCCAGTGGAGAAGGTTATCCCATAACTATCAGCACTATCTTCGATCTCACTCTCACCAGTAACTTCGACTGGCTCGCCACTCTCACCAAATACATAATCTCCAACATGGATTTCGTACATCCTCTTAAAACCTGTTGGAGTAGGAATCCTAGTCTCTATACTCAAAGCCTTGAAATGGTCACGGGGAATTTCGATTCCTTCTTTGAGGCCGTCTTTCATTACTGTAAGGCACATCTGATAATGCAAGTTTGAGGCTTTGTCAGGATTCTTGGAAAAGCGATTCTTGCCCATTACAACAGTGCTGAAGTAGTACAAGTCCATCAAAGAATTAGCGCGATAAACCTGTTTCTTCTCCGCCGGCGTTTTGCATAAGTCTGTAGGAATAAGATTATAACCCAGAACGGTAGAACGAGGTACGAAAGTATCCCCGGTCTCTCCTACTTCGAGAGTCCGGAGTACATCTCGTACCTTCTGTTCTATCTCGCGCTGGCTCAAGAAAACTCCTATACCGCAGACGGCGTCACAGTGGTTGCAATGATCTCTGCTACTTCCTCAGCAAGACCGTTGATAATCGTGGAGGCAGGAATGAACAAAGGTTTCTTCAAGCATTGAACCTGAAGCGTCTTTGTCGCAGGATCGTAGTGATAGGTGAAAACGAACGAGCCATGAACAACTGTCACAGTCTCGTTCGCTGTCGCAGCAACATCTTGGCCAATGTCTACTTTGATCTTAGCAACCAAAGCATCAAACATTGGTTCAGAGACGTTGGTGAATGTTTGCATTTGAAGAGCCATGTATTTCTCCTTAGAGCAGTGCGCCAGTGGAAACCTGAGTTTTGACAGAAGTCACCGTTGGTGTAGACGTTGTCGAGGTGGTACTTGATGGAATTTGGTTAAGCAATGCAACGATACTGTTAATGATCGCTGTCTGTTGAGCTGTTTCGATTGTAGTACCTGTTGCGGTTTCATAAGCAGTGAAAACTGCTTGCGCATCAGCAGTAACAAGTGCAAGTTTCTGTGCCCCAGAGCCACTCTGTACATTTGCCGCCGCTGCAAGAGCTTCGGCTTTTGTGACCGAAGCGGCGATACCAACAAGCAACGGTGCAAGAGCAGGATCAACAATTGCTGCCACATTGAGACCATCAGTAATGGTACTATCGACAACAGGATTCGTAAAAAACTTCTTCAAATCCGCCGGTACTGCCTCAAGCCATGTGATAAATTTGTTTGCCATTCGTTACTCCTTAGTCAATGTTGGTTGTCATACACTCTACCCAGTACATCCACTCGAAGCACTGAGGACCGAAGATTGGACTGAACACATCCCTCATAGAGACAGCACCTTTTCATCATAAGCATCCCAATTTACACCAAGTTCATCAGAAAGTTGACGCTCAATTTTAGTAGCAAACTGATGCTCTTTCTGATAAGGTGCATCTGGAGAATCTCCAGGCTCATCCTCATTTCCTTCTAAACGTAACTTTTCAAAAGCTATATCAAAAGCAGTAATATCTTCTTCTCTAATCCCACGCTTACGACAGAGATAAGCCTCGATAAGCTCGTGTATCGCTACGAGAAACTCATAATCCTCGTTTCCCATATCTGACACACGTACCTGCATATCTTCTTCACCAAGTATAAAATTATCCTTAGTATAGAAATAATCACCTACCGTCTCATAGCGATGCCTCTCGTGAGGAATTGTCTGAATGAAAATGTTTTTTATCCTCATACTAGTTCACCGTCCCATCTGTAGGCAGCGAATCTAGTAACTCCGCGTCAGATTCAAGTTGTGCCAACGCTTCTTCTTGATCAACGGCGCTAAGAGTGTGCGAGTTCGAGAACTCCTTGTTCGCCAGTACCGCAGCAAAAGTATGTTCTCCATGTGTCGGCGGCGCTGCGCTACGAATAGCATTGATGATACTTCGTGACGCTTCATCCGCCTTCTCAAAATCAAACATATCCACAGGTTTGACTTCGGTCTTAGATATTTTGGCGAACTGACCCTCGCGATCAAGGATGTCTTGAGCCAAAGCAACTTTGTGCTTACGCTCTGCTAGAGTGGTTCCTTGCGACTGGATTTCATTCGCCAAAACTTGGAGCGCCGCGGGAAGCATCTGAGTGAGCATCTCGCGGCGCTGAGATTTGATCATGTCTAGATTTGAGTCCATGTCTACGATAATGCCGTGGGTAATTTTAATACGTGCATTAAGATAGTCTGAAGATTTCTTAATATAACGTAAGCGTGGGACAGAAACACAGAGCATCGAAGCTATAGCACCTTCGCCAAAACCAGCGGCTTCTAAACGTACAATCTTCTCTAAACGCTGTAACTTTTTGAAAGCGTTTTTCAGTGCTGGCTTGGAACCAAGACGTCCGCTCTTTGGATTGATTGAGCCACCATAGTGAAGATGTCCGAAATTTGCTGAGGTCGTCATTAAAAATCGTCCCTTTGTGGTCCTGTGCGCGGTGCTGTGAGATTATACCGCTCAAAATGTGCATACAGCGCACGCCGCAAAGGACTAGGATCACCTTGCCACTGGCGTTCAGTCTCAGCTACTGCCTCGCGCATCCTCTCAGATCGCCGAGGCTCACACTCGCAGTCTTCAATCTCAGACTTCTTATGCGTACATGTGTTCATGCTTCAAGTCTACCACGTCTGCAACGGCGCCGTCAAGTGTATGCGGGCTATTTCACAGCCAAAAAATGCACCCGCGCACATTTTTCGGCACATACAGCCTTTGCGTGGACACGTGTGATCACTTCTAGCACATACATAAGCATCTGCTACAAGTTTTACAAATTCTACTACGATCTTACTCGTTCTGAAATTTCTAAAAAATTTAGTAGAGACGTCCCCCCCGTTTTATGCGCGAAAAAGATTTTTTTGAGGCGGAGGTGCATATGTTTACTATTTAATCAATAGTTATTAAATAGTTAATGACGAGAGAGTTAGTGATGTAGGAGTTAATAACATAGGAGTTAGTAACATGAGAGTTAGTAGTAAGAGAGTAACTTGTGTTTACTAGAGAGTAAACACTATAGATAGTGTGAAAACGAATATAGTTTAGTATTAAACTATCATTGACTCCCCTGATAGCATAAGACTAGTCTTAAGTCATGGGGGAGATGCATAAGCATCGTTCCCATCGGCCTAGGCCACGGTACCATTAGGTTATACTTTGACAATCGAAAGACAAGCACAGTAGAGGCGAATACGTGTAACGCGTATGTGTGGTGACACTCGGCACTCTGAGACTGTGCTCACAGTGTAGTATGCTGTGAAGAGTATAGTTTCACGGCCATAATGACTCTAGTATTCTAGACAATGCTAGAAGATAAGATGCAAGCGGCCAACTTATCCTATACTCTTCACAGCGTATTGACGCTGTAAACGGAGAAAACAAACATGAGTAACGAACAGAATGTATCTGAGTTGAAGTCAGTGAAGGTTACGGACTCCAAAGTGACGCCGGTAAACGGCGCCGTTGAATTTAACCCGTTGTCAGTGTTGAACGAACGTCAACGCATTGCCCTTGCCGCAAAGTGGGGAGCATTGAAGCAAGCGGAACGTGACGCATATGTGGAGTTTAGCTCTACCGGCGTCACAGATAGTGCTACGCTGTATGTTATCGCTTCAATCCTCACCGAAGCGAACAACAAGATTTTCTCAGACTCACGCGGCGAGTATCTGGGAATCATGCAACAGTGGTATCAGAGTTTGACTAGCGCCGAGCACTCCATCAAAACGTACGGTGAAGCTGAACTTCAGAAGTTGGCCGATAAGACCACTGGCGCACAGCAACTTACTTTGTTGAGTGCCTTGAAAGCAAAGCTGCTGGCCAATCGAACATTCCTGCCCGAGCCGGTAGAAAAAAGTTTCCGTGCTCTATGTCGGAACTTTGGATTTGACCTCAACATGGTCAAGTGACAGCACATGCGCAGAGTGTGTGCTGAAACATATGCAGAATGAGTACAGGGAGAAATCCCTGTGCTTATTCTGTAGCGTAGGTGCATGTACTCTCTCTCTGCACACTCTGTTCTCTCTCATACTACAATGTATGAGGGGTCATCGACTAGGCCTCTCGAACCTTTGAAATGTGCAACATAGGAGGGGTAGCTAGTGTAGGGGTGGAAATTTTGACACGCGATGGCTGAAAAGGTGCCTTTGCGAAATGCGTTTTTGCGCAAATTCGTTTAAGAAGTTTTTCTCTTAGTAAAAAAAAAAAAAAAAAAAAAATAATAATATACTAAGAAAGAGAACAAGAACAGAAAAGAGAACAAGTAAAGCTTTCTCTCTCCAAGTGTGAAATGCGAAAGCGGCGACGCAACCGAAAAAGGCCGCGCATCGAATGTCAAAAATTCCGCCCCATGATTAGGTAGGGGTCATAAGTCGATGATTTGATGAGACTTAGCTGGGAAGCCATCGACCCCCCATGCTTTCTAGCAGCTTGACAAGCATCACTCTCGAAGCGTATACTTATGAGAGTGAAGGAGCTAGGTCAAATGATAGATCGCGCCACATTACCAGAGTATCAAGAGTATGTACAAATGCTTTTGATATATAAACAAGCGAAAAAGGATTACCCGATTTTTGTATCACAGTATGGTTGGATGAAAAACTCTGAGAATCCACTAGAACGTGCTAGGTGGTATGATGAGAAAGAAAAGAATACACGGATTAATAAGCTCTATTACGCTGTGAGAGCGAAGTATAAAGACGCCGCAGCCAGAGCAGAGTTTGCAGCAAGAAAGATTGATCTCTCAGTTGTGGATATAGCTGAGATTGCAGGAATTGAGATTCCTGTAAAAATGTGTGATATTGTCAAGAGTGAGCGTAAAGTCTCTGACAATAGCACGCATTTGCTTAATCCTGAAGTCAGGAGAACTCTCAGAGAGATTGCTATTCGTGATGGTTTAGAGATTAAACCTGAGTGGATGGAGACTCCAGAAGAACTCGCGCAAGCATCAGAGAGCGAGTCTATCTCTAGTCCTAACATATCTTCAGAAGCTGAAGCTGAGTCTGAGTTTGACAACGGATTTGACAAGCTGTAGGCACATGCGTACATGCGTACATGCCCAAAGGAGCTATTCAAATGAATGACATTGTAATCTTTGCTATGCTAGGATTGAGTATTCTCACACTCATTCTCGGATTGCTTATATGGAACTATGAGCAAGCAAAGAAGGCAGCGGCGCAAGAACGTGCTTATTATCGTGAAGCTGTCAGACGAGTTGAAGCTGGCAGAAAGCTCAATGAGAACTCTCACGGTGATGGATTTGAGTACAGAGATTAACAACCAACAACAGAAAGGAGTATATCATGCGTATTAGTAAACGTGGTATAGGATGTTTAGGATGTTTGGGATTCTCTATTTTATTCTGGTTTATCCTATATCACGTTGTGAAATGGATATGGATTGCTGTTGTTAGATAAGTTGGCAGACCTTGCTCTGCCATAGCCGCTCAGGTCAAAAACGAAGTCAGCATCAGGCTGATACTGGTACGCGCCGATGGGATACCATCTACCAGTGGGCCGGGAGAGCGGCTATGGGAGCGCAAGATGCTCTAACAAGGAGAATCCAACAAATGTTTTCTGACAAATGGTATCTCAAACATGAAAGACTCATCTATCGTGCAGGCTTCACAGTTATACTTCTAGCTGTGTATATGCTTATAGCATGGTAGCACCCACGTAGTACATTCTATCTCAACATTTTCATTGGCGCCGCAGGTACCACCGGAGGCAAGACACATGAGAAGTACACAGATTCACAATATCGACGTAAAGGAACTTGAAGCTACGTGGATATGCGCTGACAATACTCCAAGAGTGGACGTGCCGCGAATGAAGAAAAGCATACGTAGTATAAGTGCTCACGATAAACAATCGAATATCGTGAATAACGCTAAGCGTTACCGTGCTGCTAGAAAAACAAAGTTGGCGGCGCAAGTAGTGTAGCTACAGGAGAACTTCGGTTCTCCAGAGCACATCCAGGCTGTTATAACAAGTGGCCGTAAGTCTCTTCTTCGCGAGCTGTTATAGCGACCCCCACGTGGATGTGCTCTGGAGAGCTAAAGGCTCTAAAAAGGAGAATCCGAAAATGCCAACATTACCAAAACTCGCATCACTGAAACCAGAGGATAATGAGCTGGAAGCTATGCTCATTCTCTTACTCAAGGTAGCCTATAACATTTCCGGCGCGGATATTGAGCACGTTCGTCAATTTGGCATGGGCATGTTCTACGAAGGTTGTGTTACAGGTGCTCAGGCATATGTGGAAGCACTTCGAACCGAAGTAGAACTCCGTAAAAGTCACTTCAATGCCGTCTGCGAGGTCGATTAATTAGCTTGAAAAACCTTCAAAAGATGCGCTAAATAGCTTGAAAATCAGCATCTTAGCTCTTGACAATCGACGCCGAGAGGTGTATCATTTGAGAATGGGAGAACATAACATGACAGATGCAGCAATCGCAGCGAATGTGCCAGATTCCACATTTCCTCAGCAAATTGAGGTTACATTCATACTCAGACTCACCGTGGACGATCAGTTTGATCGTGATTACTGGCTTGAGACAGGAACAGATAAGGTAACTTTGGATGCGATTGCCGATGTTACTGATATTCTACTCGACAATCTTAATCCAGCTCTTGAAACTGTGAACGGTCTTACCTATGAGCAGATCAAGCAAGCTATGGCAGACCGTGAAGTCTAACACAGCAAGTGAGATGCGCATACTTTATCACGCATATTCTCACACACACACAGATGTGAGGTGTATTCTTTAGAACAGAGTTTGAAGAGACTCTTGGGCAGTAGAATAAGCTATTAACTAGATCATTTCTACTAGGCCATTCTCCTCTCTTCCACTCTGTTCTAAAGAGTACATGAGCCAAGGCTCTACTCTAACTCTCCTTTAATGGAGAATATGTTCTACCAAAGGAGCACTACAAATGGCAGATGTAAACGTAACGGAGCAAGCGGGTGTGCTGACTCAGGAAAAGCTCACCTATCGCAAGTTTGTCAAGCTCGGAACCGATGCCGACGGCAAGACTACCATCGAGAAGAAGGCTGTAAAATCTGAGTCCGACAAGAAGGAGCCGGAAAAGCTGGAGGACGGCACTGCTAATCCTCACGCTGGCGTGGCTGTTTCGTGGACTGGGCCTGCTAGGGAAGGTTTTACACTTTTCAACGAGAACGAGTTTATCCGTTATCAGGTCAAGTCTTGGACTGGTGCGGAGACGCTAGTTCCTGATGAAGCTCAGCGTGTCTACATCTTCCAGTACGGCCTCAATGCAATTCAAACAGCTCGCGCTATTGGCTACATGGATGAGATCAAGGAAGAAGCCGGCGAGCCGACTCCTGTACATGACGGCGAGACTATTGATCTCATTACTGCTATCAATGAGCCGCCCACTCGGAAGTCTACCTCTGACATTGACAAGCTCATCAAGCAACTCAATGCTATGGGTGTTCCGGCTGACAAACAGGCGGATTTCTTGGCGCTGTTGCTGGCTTCACAGACTGAAGCTACGACTGAAGCTGCTGAGTAAGAACAGGGTTGTAGCATTTTGCTGACAAGGTTACAATTCAGCATACGGAGTATGTGTAGGGGACGCATACTCCGTAGTTTTTTTAATTGCTGTACTCACAATGGTTCCATAGACAAGCCTTTTCGGTGGCGGAACTATAAGTAAACGTAGCGATACTACGTTGAAACTAATTGTCTACTCGGCCATTACTATGGCCACAAGAAGAGTGGGTACAGCTAAGGTACTGAGGGGCTGTATTAAACCAGACATATCATTCTGACCCACTCTTCACAATTCTATCACCACTCACATTCTTAGCAGCGTCGCTGCGGGAAGATCACAGGGTACGTGTATGTATGTGTACTACGAATACCACAAAGACACCTCTGACAAAATTGTGCTCGCAGAGCTAGTTCTTTCTTCTTGGGGAAATGGCAAACTCGCAATTAACTTCAACAGCGCAACAGAGAAGATGATTTTTGAGATTTGTAAGCTCTCTCTCAAGCATGCGCCTGTAGCACAGAGAAGTTTTGATCCAGCTACAAATGTCTGGAGCTACTTTGACGAATGGGGCAAGTTTACGCTTGAGCGTTTAGTCGCTGTCACAGATGCCATCACACAAAGAGTCACACTCATTGAGGTTCAAGATCTAGCAGCGCAAGCTGTGAACAAACGGATTAGTCTTTCTGCCAAACATGTGCGACCGGAAGATTTCTTCTACAACTACGGCAAGCCCGTAGCACAAGCTACGATGACGAAAGAAACCGTAGCACAAAGGCTCAAGCAGCTTATGGGCGAGACGTTGGATAAATCCTCCTATCGCCGCGCTGCATTGAAGTATCATCCTGACAGAAATAACGGCGATGGTACTAAGATGAGTGAGCTTAACATGCTTTGGAGTGTGTACAATGCTTAGCAAAATTTATCATTGGTTCAAGCGTCGTCGTAAAGAATGGCGTTATGCTAAGATGTATGACGCACTTTGGTTAACGCGCGTTAAAATTGTATGGCGAAACAGAAAGAAGTAGGAGAATCAGCAATGGGCTGTCAAATCCAAAACCCTAAAAACGCCGTGGACGCCAAGCGAGCAGCTATCGAAGCTCTCAAAGCATCCACAGCTCCAGCAGGGACGAATCCTAGTGCAATCGTGCGCTATATTCCACCCGGCGAGTGCCCAGACCGAAACAGAATTGTATTTGATGATTCTGGTTCTATGGGCGGTTACATTTATGATGCAAAACTTGGAATGATTGAGTATCTGCGGAATTGTATTCCCAATCAAACTTCCGTGGCGATTCATTTTATGAACTCTACAGCGTGTGATACACAGCTTGAGAGTAATTTGCTAAAGCTCGCTACGGATATTCGTGAGATAAATCTACGGAGTGGTGGAACACCGTTTTTTAACACTCTCAAGAAAGCTCTTGAAGCTACGCCCACGCTGACTCGGCTAATCGCTTTTACTGACGGCTCGCCGACGGACGCTCTAGCGGCAGACTATGGAGAAGAATTAGATACTTATTATGGTTCTAATTCCAATCCGTGGATTCACTCTGCTGACGTTATCATTAAGATTGCCAAAGCTACAGGTTCTGGTATCCCGATTGATACTGTATACTTTGGTGTAGGAGCAGAGTATGAGCGCAAGGAAATTGAGCTTCTGAAATATCTCTCTTCCAAAACCGGAGGCTATTTTCTGCACTTCGATCCTGCGAAGGTAAACTTCGCGCAAGCGTTCAAGTATCTCGCGCCGTGCCATCGTTTGATGCTGGCGTCTGCTAGCTTCAGAGCGCAAGTAGAAAGTGGGGCACAAAAATGAGAATGCGTGAGTTTGAGTCAAGGCTCAAGAAACTAACTACTGTAACTATTCTCACCTACGGCAGAAAGCCTGTAGGAAAAGGTTTTGAATTCCACCAACTCTACGTGCATACTGGTCCAGGTGTCTGTCATTTGGAACTTGGATCGGATTGCATGGAGAATCAGTTAGCGTATTTCCAGAAACTCTGCAAGAAGGAGTCATAAATGCTTCCTTCTGAAGCCGCGCAAAAACAATCTGAACGTCTAGCACAATACAGCCCGCTCATCCAGCATCAAGTCACGACGCTGACGAGAAAGCTTTTTGTGCTAGGCTTCAGCGCGCTCTTCTCCCGTATGGTAGAGGGTCCGGTGGTTCGTATCTTCTACTTCAAACCTCTCGGTGAGCCTAAATTCTCCAGCATCCTCAACAAAGAAGAAGAGTTTGCTGGCTCTCTTGCTGTAGAGTCCGTTCGTGTAGAACGTGCTCTCGGCGAAGTTGCTATTTCTGTTCCACGTGCAGACCGTCAAACCATACAGTTTGATGCTTGCTTGCATAAAATGATGACCTCGGAACTTACTCGTGGAATGGCGCTGCCTCTGTTACTAGGTCAATCCACTATCGGAGAACACCTTTATGCTGATCTTGCTCAGCAGCCGCATTTACTGGTCGCGGGAGCTACTAACTCAGGGAAAAGCGTATTTACCGCACAGCTTATTTGCTCGCTTTCTCTGTTTCGTTCTCCGGAAGAGCTTGAGTTTATCCTTGTGGATACTAAGAATCTTGATCTCGTATTATTCAAGGGACTTGAGCATGTTAAATACGTACTCAACAACATCTCTGATCTCAGAGCCGCGCTTACGGTTTTACTTGAAGATGTTAGGTTGCGAAATGCCCAAATGAGTGGGTTAGCGCGGAACATTGGAGAGTGGAACAGCACAATCAATGGCTACGGTGATAAGAAGTTCAAGTACAAGATTCTTATCATCGACGAGCTGGCGGATGTGCTAGATCAGGATAACGCATTCTTAGCACAGATCGAGCGTAAAATGCGTCCACCGTCAATACACTCACTCTTGAAAACCATTGCACAAATCTCTAGGGCTGCTGGAGTACATTTAATTCTTGCTACTCAACGGCCTTCAGTCAAGGTAATCTCTGGGGATATTAAAGCAAACTTTCCTGCTAGAGTATCCTTCAAGTTGCCAAGCTCGATGGATTCTCGCGTTATTCTTGACGAAACCGGCGCCGAGAATCTACTCGGTATGGGATATTACTTTTACAAGATAGCAGGTTCCGATACCGTCAAGCGAGCGCACAGCGCGTTCGTATCAATCAACGATATTGCTAACATTCTCACACAGAATGAGAACATAAGGAGACAGTATGCCTCAATCTAAGCAAGAAGCAGAATCTCTGATGGAGCAGCAGCACTGCGGAGGAGATTACATCTCTCCTCAAGATGCAGGACTAGTTGATCCTGATGAAGAGCAGGATGACGACCCCTATTGGTATGAGCACGTTGCTGATCTTTGTGCTTGCTGTGCTCATATGAGAGAATCCCATGTTAACTATGATGAAGACTGTAGCGAAGCTAACTGCGACTGTCTTCATTTCAAGGAGCCAGAATGAAATACTACTACGATCGCTACTGGGGCACTTTCTTCAGGCGCTCTGTTGAAGCAGGTACTGGACCTGTTACGCTTGACAACTCTGTAAGGCCAACAGACTTAGAACTCATTGGCTTTGGCTACAGCGGCAATGCAGCGTATCTCAACGACATCCACTCTCAGAATCTTCAAGACAAAGGTCCGCTTCCAGCAGGAACATACACCTTCTCTGGCCCATTTGACGATCCTAAGCGCGGTCCACAGTGTTGGCGGCTTAATCCTGCACCAACGAACCGCATGTTTGGTCGGTGTGCGTTTATGAACCACGGTGACACATCCGATATGTCTCACAATGCCTCAGACGGTTGTATCATAAGTCCGCACTGGGTAAGAAGTCTGTGGACTGATGGTGATACGTTGGAGGTGCTGTAAGAGCGCTCACACTAGCTCACTCGGTAGGCCCGCTTCGACCTAAGGGCGGGCCTTCCATTTTCGGGATTTGGGCTAAGTCGTTGAAAACAAAGGTGCATACGGCCATTTTTCGCCCCTTGACTGCGAGCATACAGGCGAGTATCATGGGTACATGACCACCCGAACCGGACCGACCGTAGCGATGACCGCCCGCATATTCGTAGCACAAAACGAGGCGCTTAAAGTAGATTATCCGCAACTTAGCAAGAGCGCCTTAATGCGTGTCCTGTTACACTTATTCTTATCTAAACAACTACCTACAAATGTCTACCCTCTAGCTCTAGAGGAAATGGCTAGGGCCGAGCAGGCTCTAAAGAGCAATAAGATCAAACAAGTTTCTGCAACATAAGCACACAAGGAGAATAGCATGGCAGAGCACGATGATTTCGTGATTGGTGATCTAGCTGATACAGAAGGTGAAGAAGATGCTAGAGATGCCGAAGCAGAATCTCCGGCGGAAGAAATCTTTGCGCCGACGGATGAGCCGGAAGAAATCACAGCAGAAGAAGCCTCACACACGGATATTCCGGCAGAGCCAACAGAAGTTGAAGACTCCCATTTAACAGCGACAGTATGTGATGTGTGTCTTGAGCTAAACCTCACCCATCCAACGTCAGTTATAACCTGTGCTCGGTGTGGCCAACCGTTTTGTTTTCACTTTGCTTCTACGATTGATGCACAGTATTGTGTGAATTGTCTGAGTGATATTTCGGTGTCTAAGAGTGTTGTTACTAAAACTTATGAGCACAAAAATGACCAGGGTGACATAGTGTTTTATCGGCGCAGAGCCAGAGAAATACAGATTAGCGGTCTGGATTGGCTCTTTGCACAGCGTAAGATCAACGAACTTTCAGATCTTGAGCTTGATTTGAGTATTGAGTATCATCGAAATATCCTATCGCTGATGTGTACTGAGCAAGAGCAACGTCGCACAGCTAAGATGCACAGGTACGCTGGTGTGAAGATTCACTTAACACCTTCAGTGACAGATGTGAATCATACTACTACGACAACGGTGAAGAAAACCCGTACAGTGTCAAAGACCAAAGCGCAAGAACAAATAGCGGCGCTGCTCAAGAATATGGCCGCTAAAGGAATGACGATGGATAAGATAGCTGCGATGCTGAAGAAAGCGTAGGAGATACAGTGAAAAATTTACCAGGTGTAAACGTGATTAATTCTGAGTTGAAAAAGAACGCAGAAGAATCTCTTAAACTTCTCGGCGACGATCTAGTGAACCATCCTTCACACTATACCTTTGGTGATTTTGAGGTTATAGATGTGTTACAGGATTGGTTTCCAACGAGTCCACTGCTTTGGCAGGTTGTAAAGTATGTTGCTAGAGCACAGCACAAGGGTAACATGCTGCAAGACTTAAAGAAGGCTCAGTTTTATCTCAACAAGCAAATTGCAGAATTGGAGAAGTAGATGAAACCCTCCGATCAGTTGATTGAGTTTCTCAATCGTACACCGTTGCCGTGGGCACGCTACGATGAGGTCAAAGGTAGATTGATTGTGGTTATAGATAACCACATGTTAAGCACTTATAGAAATTGCCCTCAGCATTTCTTTTACTCCAACGTCCAAGGTTATCAAAAGAAGTCCGGCGTCAAAGAAGGAGAAAAAGAACGTGCGTGGTACTTGGACTTTGGCGTTCTACTTCACAAGATGCTGGAGATGTACTATCAGGAGTTTAAGAATCCTGGCTTTGATGTTACTAAGTGGGCTTCTGTCCGTACTATGGCCGAGTGGCAGGAAATGAGTATGGATGTTCACTCAGAGCACAAGGAGTTTAAGGCTATCGGCGGCGCGTTCGGTTTTGCTGGCTTGTTAATGCAGTACGCATCTGTAATGTCGCCGTTGAATGAGAAGATCAGAGTTCTTGGTACAGAAGTTTCCTTCGGCAGAAACGGCGAAGTGCCTCTGTACATCGGCGAGGATATTGAAATCTATCTCGCTGGTCGCATGGACCTGATCGTAGACGATGGATATTTCATCTGTCCTATGGACCATAAGACTATGGGTGCTTTTCGCGGCGATCCTGGGATGCAGTTTGAGACAGAGGAAGGTCCGACAGGATACATTTATGCACTCTCGAAGATTCTTCCGCAATTTGTACCAGAGGATCAGCTCTTGAAGCGCGATTGCTCGAAGATTCTGATGAACTTGATTCAGAAGAAACCTGCTCCTACGCCGCAAGAACGCTTTAGGCGTATACCGATTAGGAAGACGACAGAGCAACTCGAAGCCTATCGTTATAGGATGCTTGCAACTGTACAGCATCTAATTCTCGATACAAAGAGTTTTGCAGCTAATTTTCCTCTTTGGCGCAACACAACAGCTTGTACAAACTGGCACATGACAACGTGTGCGTTCAGAGATGTATGCAGACAGAGTTCTAGAGAAGCGGAACAAGCTACTCTCAACAATGGTTTCCTTAAGCTACCGATATGGGATACGGAAGCTGTTCAACCTACAACATTTTAACAAGCAGGAGAAGGAGTAGCACATGGCAACAACGAAAACGTACGAACCTGTAACAAGTCTGCCGAATTTGCAGATTACTAAGTGCCAGCAGATGCTTGCAAATCATATGCAATGCTGGCGAGCAGGTGATTTTCTTGTCACAATTACTACTGACACGCCAACAGACGAGAATCCGGCAGCACAAACAGTCACGCAGTATCAGAAGTGTCGTGCTCATGCTTCCAGTGAGATGACACAAGATGCACAGATAACTGCGGATGAGGCGGCTCTGGCAGCAGCGCAAGCTGTTGTAGTGGCAGATACCGGATCTGTAGCAACCGTAAAGAAGTAACTACCAAAGGAGCAGGAATCCAATGGCAAAGTGGTATGTTGTAGGAAAAGGTGTTTGTGGTGTGGGCGCAAGAGCTGGCAATAACGCAAAATCAAAACGTCGTGGACCATTTGACACCAAAGAAGAAGCCGAGCTTTTCCTAGCTGAGCAAAAAGCTACCTTTGAGCATGATGGTACAAGGTTCTCGGCTCACGTGGAAGAAGGAGAAGCATAATGGCAACAACACTAAACGTGTTTACGAATATGACAGGAGTACGCTCTGAGGATGTACACGCCACAGAGCGTCTCAAGATTGCAATTATGGGAGTACCGAAGAGTGGGAAGAGTTGGCTTGCTGCTACGGCGCCGGGACCGATCAGATATTATGACTTTGATGATCGTGCTGAGTCGCTGGAAGGTAAACCTGATTTGTTTATTCTTTCTAAACCAACAATGCTTATGATTGAGTCAGATCTTTCAGTAATGAAAGCAAATAAGGCTAAAGGTCTAGCTCTTCCAACAACTGTTGTATTTGATTCTGTTACATTCATGGTAAAAGCTCTCGAAGACGAGATTCGCAGACAAGCTCCTACGCTTTTCAAGGGTATTAGAGTAGGTAATTCTACTACTGTATACAAAGGAAAAGACTGGGACGTTGTGGTAGGAGTACAAAGGTACTGCGAATATCTTATCGGTGAGCTTGTACCACTTGGAGTGAACATAATCTTTGTTTTCCACGAACGTGATGAAAAGGATAACGCTGAGTCTACTAAGGATGAAACCAAATACACTGGAAAGGTAGTGGTTAGTCCTCAGTATCTTCAAAATATTCTCAGTCTTTTCAATGAAGTTTACCGTATTCAGGTTGACGGTAAGCAGAATTATAAAGTCACTTGCAAGCCAACGTATGATGTGACGGCATCGACTACAATGTTACTTGATGCTACCGAACCGCCTAACATCATGGACATGATTGCGAAGCATAAGGCTAAACGAGCGGCGTTAGCAAAACTTTAACCAGATTTCAAAACCAAAGCGCAAGGAGCAGCACACAATGGCATTTCAAATGTCGTATCAGAAAGAAGAACTCACTGGAGCATCGCCCGTACCAGCAGGATGGTACACACTACAGATCAAGAACTTCCGTCCGAGGGCATCAAAGGATGGAGAGTCTGTGTCACTGAACGCCGAGCTTGCTATCATCAATAACGCAGAGTATGATGGCCGCAGGATTTTCGCTGGCCTTAATTCTAAGGCTGGTTTCATTATCCTCGACTTCGTTCATGCTACCGGTTTGCCGATGGAAGAAGTACAGGATGAGTTTGCTGGAACTGAAAAAGCTCACCTGACACTACCGGGGTTCTTTGAAGGTTCCGACACACATCCTGATGATCCTTCACAGTGGAAGTATCAAGGGCCGCTCTTGAACAAGACAATGGAAGTTGAGCTTGCGGAGACGGAGTATCAGGGTAAGAAGCGTAATGAAGTACGGCAGTTCAAATGCGCCGTGCCGGGTTGTACGGATAAGCATAGCACGAACCTAATCAAGAACTAACACAGAAAGAGCGCGACTTCTACGGAGGTCGCCTCTTTTTCTCTAAGCTCTTGAGGGGGAGCTTAGAGAAAAGGAGAATAAGAATGAGCTACCATGATCTAAGTGAATGTACCCTTTCGCCACAAGAACGCTTAGAAGAAGCTGTCCGTATTATGGACATGCTTGAGAATTCATCTGAGCTAAGAGACAATGAACGTGGGATGATGGATAATGTTGTTAAGTATCAAACTTGTTCAGTAAAACAACTGTTTTGGTTTCGTGATATCAAGGATCGTGTGCTATAATGCCTTTCATTTCGCCTAGAGGTACGCCAACTTCGAGAATCTGGGTTATCCTATCAAAACCCTACGGCTCTGACAAAGGCACACTCTTCTCAGGAGGAATGGGTCATGTTTTCTTTAAGATGTTACAAGAAGCTGGTATCGCTCAGTCAGATTGTTATTTTACCTCTCGTTCGCCCAATACTGACGACGCTCATGCTTGCGTCAATCTTGATGCTGAGTTAGCCCATCATACTCCTCCGATAATTCTCGTTCTAGGAGACGTGGCGGGTTGGTTTTTGCCAGAGTTACGCGAGCCGAAGCTAATGACTACAAGCGCAGGGCAGTTGCAGAAATATGCTGGCTCTTTGCTGTCGGCGCCGTCACTCTCATATCCACATTACATGATTCCGATCTACGGTTCCGAAAGATGCGTGGCCGATTGGACAGAGCGGAACATTACTACCTATGTGGACTTACAGAAAGTCCGCGATGAGTTTAAGTATTGGCAAAAGCATGGCACACTTCAACCTCTTCCAGAACGTGTAATGAAGTATCAAGATATGGATACGGATGAGCTACTCTCTTATCTTGATCGCTTCCGTAATGCTAAGATTCTCTCAGATGATATTGAAAATCCTACGTACCGAAGTGCCAAGTACTCTCCGCACCCAGGGTATCCACTGTTAATGGGTCTTGCTGACTCAAGTACGTTTGGGATTAGTTTTAAACTCTTTCGTGATAAGCCAAGCGAAAACAGAGAACTCTGGAGAAGACTTGATGATCTCTATTACAATGTTCCGATTCTCTTGGGTCAGAACTTCTTTAACTATGATGCACTGTTTCATAACATGCTGGGGTTTAGGATACGACTTGAGAGAGTCCAAGATACTTTGCTGCGCCATCATATCTTGTGGCCGGAGCTGAGTCATAAGTTACAGTTTATGACCAGACAGTATACTCGTGAGCCATACTATAAGGATGAGAGTCACCATTGGACACTTAAATATATGGATAGATTTCGTAGATATAATTGTCTGGATGCTTGTATTACAAGAGAGATCTACGATGCCCAAGAACTTGAGTTTAACGAACGGCCACACTTGAGGTGATAACCATTGAGAAGGACTCACATACGTTACGATGTCATTGACAAAGGCTATACGACACCCTGTTGGATTTGGCAAGGATGTACTCGTGAAGGCTACGGAATGAAACAGAATTTAACTGGTGGGCCTAGTAAAATGATGCAAGCTCATGTTTATTATTATGAACTTGCAAAAGGAAAAGTACCTGCTGGTTTAATACTAGATCATCTCTGTAATCAAAGAGCTTGTGTTAATCCAGACCATCTTGAGCCAAAGACTCATAAGGCTAACATACGAAGAGGTAAAGTTCCTGTTGTAACAAAAGAAATAGCTGCCAAGATCAAGGAGTTATATTCCACAGGAAAGTGGCAGCAAAGCTGTCTTGCGGCAGCGTTCAAAATCTCACAACCAACAGTGTCTCAAATTATAAGAGGCATAACTTGGAATTGAAGAATTTAACCAACGTCCACAGTTACGATAGGAGAATCAATGAACAAGCATCTGACAAAAATTCGTGAAATCTGTGCGTTTCTTCGGCAACTTGTGCCGATTTGCTATCTTTCGGTACTACAGCATAGGCTGGATGAGATTGTTGCAGAAGTTGATGCTATCAAAGTGATTCTGGAAAGAGAGGGTTTGTAATGATTACTCCTAAGTTACTAACCTCAGCACAGATCAAAGCTATGAATCGCTTTCTCAAGAATCGTATGATTGCTTGGGGTGATATAACTTTAAGTAACGAGGCTGCTAATAGATTGGCATTACTTTGTCAAATTGAACCGATAAATCTTTCTTATGTACTTAGCAGAGATTCAGAGGCGATATCTTGTAGAACAGCTTTGGGATGGTATGTGACATTTCATCGCTTTGAACAAGGAATAGAACAAACCAATTATTTCGCACTAGAATATGAAGCATGGAATGACGCTGCCAATCGTCTAAGAATGGTTGAGAATGACTGATCGAGTAACTAACACCTACGAACACGCTCTTCAGGCTGCCTACTATGACATAGGCAACCGTGGCATCTGCGTCAACACAGCACGAATCGCAGAGGCTAAAGCCATCGTCAAAGCTGAAGTGGCAAGACAATTAGCAATAGCTTCTTCACAATGGCAAACAAAGGTTTTTGTCGGCGCGGCTAATGCTCCAGATGAAGCTGTCAAAGGTCTTAACGCTGGCAGCGCAATCAATATCAATGCGACACAGGGTAAGTTTGCACTTTTGACAGGACTCAAAACTCTCGGCTACGAAGTTGTCAAGATCACAAAGAAAAACTCTGAGGGAGATTATGAACAAAACTATTCAACCGGAGAACTCGCATTACAAAAGATGCTCTCAAAGAATCAGTTTGCGTATCCCGGAGGAGATCCGGCAATCAAAGCAATACTTAAAATTAGAGAACTTGGTAAACTCTACTCCTCTTACCTTAACGCTAGACTTCTCTTTCGAGAAGGAGAAAGTTTCTTTCTTAGTAACTATAATGTCGCCGGAACGCTTACAGGTCGTAGATCGTCCAGAAGACATACGTTTGGTTTTGGAAACAATGCTCAAAATTTCCCCAAACATTCAGACGTGGCGTCGATGTATAGACGATGTCTTGTCGCACGTCCCGGAAATATCTTCTTGATGGTCGATCAGATCAGTGCCGAAGATTGGCCTGTGAGTGCGTTGTCAGAGAATCACCAAGCACTCAAGGAGCTACGAGATGATACTGACGTTTACGGTCGGCACACTCGACTCGCATCTATCATATTTAACATTCCACTCAATGCAAAAACTCCCGGAGAGTGGAAAGATTCAATGGAACGGTATCTTGGCAAGAAAACTCGTCATGCCAGCAACTATGACATGAAAGCTGGTCGTATGAGTGATGCACTGGCGCAGGAAGGCTTTAGTTTTAGCGAGAGCGATTGTAGTACGCTTCTCAAGAAAGTCGCTGCTCATGATCCTTCTGTGCAGAAGATTTTTCATCAGTACGTCAAAGACACAATTTCCAAAACACACATGCTAGTAACTCCCTTTGGGAGAGAACGTCAGTTCTTAGGAGCGAGACCAAATGACAGCAACTCAAGTGTCTTCAAAGAAGCTTATGCTTACATACCTCAATCAACTGTCGGTGACAATACCGGAATGGCAATCCTTGCTATGGAAACTAAGTATCCTGTCGGCGAAAGATTCGTGGTCCAAGAAGGACATGATAGCATTGTCCAGGATGTACCTTCAGATATCGAAACAGTTTACAGATATCTCCTACGAGTTGGAGAGAGTTTTAAGCGCAGCATTACCTTCCATAACGGAATTACTGTTGAAATCCCCATTGAAGCAGAAGTTGGGTATGACTTCCAGACAACAGTTAAGATCAAAGAAGTAACTCGTGCTGGAGTCGCGGCGGCGATCGAGAAGCTCAAGGACAAATTAGCGGCAATAGAACCGAAACAAGTTCTAATCACAGCATAAGAAAGAGCTTCTAGCATGAGCAGGGTTCTAAAGAAGCCGTTCCATGAAAGTTTCATTGACTGTGTCAGTCCTCATACTGATATTCCTGATACGTTTATCATCTGGTCGGCGCTCTCTCTTGTTGGAGCGGCGCTCAAAAACAATGTATACTTTCAGATTGGTACGTACACACTGTATCCGAATATGTTCATAGTACTTGTTGGACCTCCTGGCGTTGGTAAAGGAGCTTCGATGAACATTTTAGAACAGATGATTATTGATACTAAACCAAATCAGGTAGTCAATACGCTGTCTGATCGTATTACAGCAGAACGTATCATCGAGCGTATCTCAGACGGCTGGAGTACAGCGCCGCAGCTAAAGAACATGCAACTTGTACTAGGTAAGAATGACCACAATTGCTTGCTCTTTAGTTCTGAGATTCGTGTCTTACTTGGAGCATCAGATTGGATGCTTGAGTTTCTCGAAGAAGCATGGAGCAAAACGACTTATGAATATCAAACTAAGAACAAAGGAAACGTGGCAATTGACAATATGTGCTGCTCGCTACTAGCTGCTTCTGTTCCTGATTTCCTTCGCAATGTCAATCGAGAAGCTCATATGGTCATTACAGGGGGGTTTTCAAGCAGATGCCTCTTTATCTACGCAGAAAATCCGTCTAAAGACTTACCATTCCCGGAGCCGCTTAAAAAGAACGTAAAGTCCAAAGCTCTCTATGATAATCTTGTTCTTGATCTCCAAGAAATAGGCACTCTTCGTGGAGAGTTTGTCATAGACACTGGCGCACGATTACGCTTTGAGACTTTCTTACGTCTCAATCGCGCTGCCTCGTCAAAGGATGACTCCGAGGCTGTAGCAAATTTTCGAGCTAGAATAAAAGCTCATATTCTGAAGTTAGCTATGATTTTTAGTGTCTCTCGTGATAATTCTCTTCACATCTCTGATATGGATATGGTCAATGCTATAGCAGAGATACAAAAAATTCTTGCAAGTTTGTCAAAGCTTTTCCGCGGCGCTGGAGAAGGAATGGATGCCGCAGTAACGGCACGAGTACAGGATTTTATTGAGAAGTACGGCAGAGTCTCGAAGAAAGAGATTTTCAAAGCGTTACACAGACACTTAAACTCTCCCGAAACTCTCGATAGAATTCTTTACGTTCTTGAAGCCATAGGTTATTGTACTGTGGTGAACTCAAACAAAATGACGTTTTATCAACCTGTAGTGAGGAAGGTAGGTCCATGATGGCGATCTATAGCATACCAAAGTCAAATAAATCCGTGAACGTGGCACCAGAGGAGCCACAGAAACCAGATGCTCCGAATTTTTTGGCGCTAAGACGCCTTGAACTAGAAGCAGAAGACGCTGCCGATATAGCACTAAAGTCTGCCAGCGAAATCGTACTCGATGGTTCTAACAAGGTTACTATTCCAGGTTATGCTTATACATTCGAAGCTCTAGGTGAGCGGATACTCGTTAGTTTAGATATTCCACTCTCAGGCTATGAGTGTAAGACTTGTCTAGGCAGAAAGCGTATTAAGCGTCAGTGTGAGTGTGTAACGTGTGGAAGAGCAGGAAAAAAGTACACACTGGAACAAATAGAAGACATTCGTAAAACTCTTGGAGACTCTGTGGCAGATGCTCGTACTGAGATTATCTGTCCAGAGTGCGGTGGTGATCCTGACAGTGTTGCCACAGATGAAGTCTGTCCAGAGTGTAACGGCGTTGGCGGCAAAGTTTGGATTCCACGTTCAGCAAAAGAATTCCCTACCACCGGTGTCGTAGTCTCGATGGGTTCTGTAGCAAGAGAGAAAGCTGAATTTAAGATCGGTGATCGTATTCTCTTTGGTTTCCAAGCAGGAACAATGATTCCAAACAAGGCTGGATTACCGTTTAAATACATGGACTATTACAACGGCGCGATTAAGATTGAAGGTGCCGAAGCTATGGCAGCCTTTGATTTTGTGTTGTCGGCAGTCTAAGAAAGGAGGTGTCATGCCACTTGAAGAAGGGAGTTCAAAAAAAGTAATCTCAGATAATATTAAAACTGAGATGCACGCTGGTAAACCACAAAAACAAGCTGTCGCTATTGCAATGAGTGAAGCTGGTAAAAGAAGACAGAAGAGAAAGAAGACTCAGAAAAAGAAATACTCGTAGCATAAGAAAGTCCCACTCTAGAGAACATTCTAGAGTGGGGACTTCTTGTTTGTGCTCCCCCGGTACTACCTCAGCGCGTCCGTGTTCCGGCTGCTAGTTGCCGTCGATGAGGGAAAGGCGGCTCGACGCGCTCTCTGTCTAGTCTGTGCATGTATACGCAAAAACCATAGCTGTGCTCGCCGGAGGAGCAGTGACCAATTGCGCGTTAAGAAGATCTGTGCTGCTAGATCCGCCCGAGAGCCACTGATAAATTCCTGTGCCGATGGAATTTCCCGTTATTGTGCAGTTAGCAAAGTTGGGCCGATTGGTTCCCCCATCTACAACATAGACCATTGCTGTTCCGGTGGAACCCGTAGGACTCGTTCCAGTCGTAAACAGGACAGTCCCTCCAGATTGGTTACAAACATTACTCGATTGGCATACGGCAGTTGCCCCGGTTCCCGCGCCCGATTGCACTGCGAATGTTACAGATCCTGTGCCCGTCCAAATTGGGCCTTTCACAATGCCCGTAAAGGTCGGTGCGACGAGGGGCGCCCCTCCTAGATTCGCTAGCGCCGTAGCTGCCGTAGTTGCTCCTGTTCCACCATTAGCTATTCCTACTGTGCCAGTAACAGCCGGGGCCGTATATGCTCCTGCCCCATTCAGATAGGTGGTCGCGCTGCCGCCTGTTGTCAGAGTCACTCCGTTGGTTGTTCCTGCACGATTGCTGCTCGATGCAATCTCGTGCCACGCATTATCATAGGCGGAATAAGAAAGAGTCACAAATTCATTTGTCGGTATCGCCTCGCTCGTCGCGCCTCCCATCAGTTTGATGCCGTTCGGAGACGCTCCGCCTGTTTGAAGAACTGAAGGCCCATACTGAGCTGAGTAGATTTTTAGCAAGCGTCCATCGTACCCTCCTGTGATGGTGGTTATAGGCGTACCAGCCTGTACATCGTAAAGTCTAATGATGTCTCGATTGTTGGGTTGCAGCGGCAGGATACCTCCCGTTATGACATCTACAAATGTTGAAGTTTCTCCTGTCGGGGCCGTTGTGGAAACCGGGTTGTCGCCTTCGTTGCCGCTGGCGTCGATAATCGTCACCTGCTGACTGAAGTTAGAGCCAATATGGATGTTGCTCTGATTACTCAGTGAGTTGATATAGATGTTCGGCGTTCGATTCCCGCTAATTTCTCCTGTGCTTTGACCCGCATCATCATAGATACTATAGATGGTTGTCGAGTCGTTGAAGATATTATCATTGACGTTAAAATTTGTGGCGTAAAGGCCGGTAGCTCGAATGTCGGCATTGGTAACTCCAGACGGACAATTTCCTTCAAAGTAGCCTAATTTGATGGTCACTGCCGCTTGATTCTGTAGATATATGCCAGCGCAGTTCGTTGCTATCCCTGCACCGTTGCCTTCAATGTCCATCTGGTCAAATTTAAGAGCCATAGACCCTCCGTAGGTCGAACCGGCAATCAAACCCACGCCGTAATTGCCATTGTTATTAAACGAGTCTCGTTCCCAAGCACTGTCATGTATAGTGTTGGAAGTTCCGTTGCATGTGGCTGTGGTACCCGTGCAGCCCGTGGTGCTTGTGTTTGACAAAAAGCCATCATTGCTATCGGAGCTTTCATAAATATCCGTGTACTTACAAATGATGCACCGGCCCACCACATGTATGCCATTAACAAATGATCCTTGAATGTTTATATTTTCTATGTCATCTCGATCCGCAATCCAATCCATATCAACTCGGCTTTGGAGTTCGATAGCGTCGTTCGTTCCCGTGCCAGGACTGTTGACGGTCAAGTCTTTGATTGCAAAATCATTGATAACTGTTGCCGCTTGCACGGTATCTGACTGTAGAGCATAAGGCGTGCTGCACGCAGGTTCCGTGATCGTAAACTGCGTTGCTGTGGCTGTCTGAATATAGTAGCCAACATAGCCTGTCGTGGCAAACAGCTTCATGCAAGAAAACGCAGGAGAAGTCAAGAATGGCCCGGTAAAGGCTATGAACTGCGTGCCTCCACCGATAAAGTTGTTATTAGACGTGAATGTTACCACGCCACCGGAGCCAACCGAGTATCCCGTCACATACGACAAGATTCTCCGGCCCAATGCGGGTTTTGTCGTGTCTAACGGCTCTACCGTCACGCAAGACTTGGCGGCGCCTTCAACCTCAACTCCTGTCGATGGTTGAAAGTTATCAAGATAAGTTCCACATGGAAGAAAGATCTCCCCGGTAGGATACCCATTAGTGACAAGCTGTGCGTAAGCGGCAGTGATTGTGCCGGTGCCTGGAACTGCCGCAACGACAGAATCTAGCGAAGTGATATGCTGATCTAACGGCAGGAAGGAAGAGACGCCGCCTAGGTTAGCAAGTGCCACGGGTGCTGTAGTTGCGCCCGTGCCGCCGTTCGCAATTGTGATTGGTGTAGTAAGCGTATTTCCTGTAACACAACCCCATGCACTACCGCTATAACCTCTATAACAAGAATCGGTGACATTGTAATAGATGTTACCTGGTACAAGTTGTAGAATTGCCTCTACGTCAGCATAACCGTAGTTTCCTATGACAGCAGAGAAGCGCGGTACTGGAATAGTGGCCGTGACTTGTGAGGATATATTCATACTTGGACCCGAAGCAGGAAGAACTAATATCCCACATTTAGAAGTAGAGAAGGGACATATAGTATATTGCCAAGAACTTCCAGCTGGAGTTACTTGGGTATTATCGTAGACTGAAACAGAAAAAGTTCCTTCTGAGCCTAGAGAAATTGGTCTTTGATTTACAACAGCCATTGATAATGGCGCACCGTTTAACCTATAAACGCTAAGATTTGGCTGCGCTGGGTTAGGAACAAACTGTACTGTAACAGTCCCGTCGAACCATGTTATGTTGTCTGAGTCGGTTACTGTGGCAGTTACCGTAGTAGTCTGTGCAAAAGAAATGCCACTCACAAAGAGTAGCATTCCAAGGAAAGCAAGATACTTCTTCATACTTCCTCCTAGAGCCAGCCATTAGTCTCAAGAAACTGATAACGCTTGAGAGTTGATTTGTTGATATCGGTACGATACTGCATGTTTGGAATGTTGATTTTATTGAGCGCTTTATCACACTCAGCTGCGGCTTCCTCAATAGAATCGCCAATGCCAATAGGTGCACAAACGTAACCATAGTTACCACTGGTAACGAGAGACTTCTTATCTTTAGCGAGCTTCACGTCGTACATATACGTGTGTGTAAGTTGCTCAAGATCCTCTGGATCAAGTCCCTCAATAGGAACATCCTTGGCTTTAGAAACTCGAATCTCAGTAGGATACGGCGGTATCGAAAGCGTTACCGACATTCCAAACGGCGCCCGCCATTTAATCTGAGGTATCTGAAATGAGGCCACACGTTGCAGCATCTCGCCAAAACCTGAACCATACATAGTGGCGATAGTAGTATCGGCGAGGTAGCCGAATCGCGGCGTCCACTCTAGGCCATAAGCTGTATCCATTGTCACAATGGTATTAAGATCAATCATTCCAGTGAAACAATTTGCACGCAGAAAAGGTATAATTTTCTTTAAGCCCTCACGATAGAGCTTAGATTCTTCTGAGATAGCGAAGACCAAATTACCAGAACATCCTGTATTCGGTCCCTTACCTTCATTCATGAACTTTTTTTCTTCGAGTGTACAAGTAAGCATATAGAAATCCGCGCCATTGAAATACCCCATCACCGAGGCTTCCGTACCCTTGACGAACTCTTGTAGAATGAATGGCTGATTCTTCGATAGCGCGTATAATCTGTCGATGACTTTGAGCATGTCCAGTGCATCCTTAGCAACATACGTCAGCGCCTTATCATCGTTTCCACCTGGACCCTCGTAGGGTTTGTAGACATAGCGTTTCCCTTCTTTTTTTATGTGCGCCTTCCCTTCTGAGGCTGTAGCAAACTCCTGATACGGTGGCACCACAATCTTCGCTTGTTCCATTGCTTCCAAACCGAATTTCCTATCATCCTCCAAGGCTTCTTCAAAACTGCCATCTCCTAGTGTGGGCGCCTCCATTCTTGAAGCATCCGCTTGCTTTGGTTTGCCGGTGAGATCAAACAAGGACAAATTATACCCTTTATACGATGGGTATCCATATCCTTGCACCGTGCGTCTATGATCCAGCGATAGCTTCTTGGGGGGTGGAATTAACCCCCCAAGAACATCCTCATAATACTCTGGCTTAGACAAAAAGTAGTCTACATCATGACCTTCCGCAAGGAGGCGTAAGATAAACCACGCGCCCATGCCAGAAAAAGAGGACATTGCTATCTTCATTGCTAGTTACCTTCTTCGTCAAGAATTTTACCAAGTTTACAAACGTGAACTTGAGAACTGAGTGTCTGCTTTTCAATCCTATCGTCAAAAACTTTCTCAAGGTCAACTGTAGCTGACCTCCCATCGTTTGCTTCAAGAGGAATTCTTACAGTAATCCTCTTATTCGCAAAGTTAATGTACACATAATGCGCACAAGTTGTGGTTGTAAGTTCAATTCCATCTTGATGAACTTCACTTTCGTTTCTGAGCCTAACTTTCGTAAAATCAATCATTTTCCTGCTCCTTTGTTTTTACTGGTATTACTTGTTATTCTTTCCAGCATGATCTGCTTTTTGGTTTTCATGTGGCTTCTTGCTATGACCGCTACCACAGCCTTTGGCTTGCGAACCACTGGCTTGCACACGTTCCTGCATCGCCTTGGCTTCTTTGAGTGAGAGTGCTGCACTTTGACCGCTCATGGATTCCTCCTTTCTTAGAATTCCCAAGTAGTATCTTCCCTGTGTCTGGAAGGTCGTCTTGGACGAACAGGTTTTTTAGCTTGTCCAATCTTTTGTTCTGCTGGAGTTTTTACAAACTGATGCGCCAAGATATTACCAGCAAGGGGTATTGTATCCTCCAATATATCACGTACCACAGGAGCTGCATTGTATTTGCCCATACTGTTTGTACGTGTAACCATGTTAAATACATCCTCTCCGGCACGAAACGGCGTTCCGATCGTCGGACCCATTAAAGAATAAGCTAGGCGATTTCCGTGAGCGGCTCCAATATAGTTTGTATATACTCCAAAAGACGCATACATGGACATTAGAGAGATGTATTCACGCACAGTCGCAGGAATGTTACCAGAACCAAGCTGAGCATAATCTTGCTTTGCGGAATCAATTGCTTGCTTCGCATTCAGTGTGCGTCCATAGATTTCTACAGACTTCATCATAGGAGCGACAGCAGGCCATAAAGCTCCAACAGTTCCTGCAAACTGTGCCAAGCCTACGTAATCACCTGCTTCCCACATTTTAGTAAGTTCACGTCTCAAGAAACGAGATTGAGCGTTTACGAAAGTATGATACATTGTTGCAGAGCGCATTACCATATTAGAATTACTCTTGAGAGCTTGCTCTACTGTCTTATCCATGAAAAAACGATTATTTACAAAGTGAAACACTCCCGTACGAAGTTGTTCTTCATTAAGTTTTCCACCTTGTCTGATTACTTCTTCTGGATTGATACCCATTTCTTTGAGGTTAGCTATTGCAATCTTAGAACCCCTTAATGCTTGCGATGCCCAATTATGAGAAGCGCACCATCCTACAGAAGCCGCATATGAAAGTTGCTTCGAGCGCACAAAACTAAAAAAAGGCATGTGATAAGATTTGAAGAAGATCTGACCTGCTGTAGGACTTCCGGTTAACTTGGCAGTTGTACCAGAACCACCACGCATGGCACGATCCATGAAATCATGATCTGTGTAAGCTAAAATATTAGTAGAGTCAAGAAACGCCTTAAACTCAGGGTCACTCATGTGAAGCATACCTTCAACAAGACGCGGCGCTGGTATAGAAGCAAGGTTTCCAACCGTAGAAATATGCTTAAATGCCACCTGAGTCAGCTGAACTACCCTCATCACACCTTGTATACGACTCTCGATTCCTAGTTTATCTGGTGGCGTATACGTAGACGAGGTGTCAAAAGGCTTGAGCAAATCACTCTTATCCAGCTTCTCACCTTTAGCAAAACTTTGTAGCTTTACAAGTTTATTTCTGCGATTGATCTCTACTGCAATAGCTAATTTTGAACTAGAAGCTGGCCTAACTCCGCCACCTTCTCTATGATTCACAGTGTCTCGAACTTCATTCGAGATCAAATTCATTGCACCTCTAGCCCAAGACTCTTGAACAGGATCTTTACTTTCAAGAAGAGGCATTATATAAGGCATGACGTGTTGCATTTTTGGACCAAAAGCTACAGCAGCTCCTTGTACTCTGGCTTGTTGGATATTTTGATTTTTTATCTGCATTAAAGAGCGATCTTCGTTACCTGCTTCACGTGCCATGAGTTGTACTAAAGGACCATTAGAACTTGCGAGAGGATGGTTTAATCTCTGCGCTTCGGCATGAACGTCGCGCAGCGAACTATTTAGACCGATCTTATTACGTAACTCTGGATGCGCTAATACTTGTTTTTGAATCGAATCTACAGGAGCATCTAATCTTGTAAGCGCCGCGGCTCGCTCTGTTTGAAAAGTCATATGCAATTGTTGGAGTCTCTCACCAAACGCACCGCCTACTCTAAAGTAAGCATCCTTAGCACCCACGGTATCGTTAAGATGAATCTCCATCTTGCTGATAGATTCTTCCGCAGAAGGAGCAACTGCTCGTGCTACTGTACGTCCCAGATCGCCAAGAAGTGATCCAATTCCCATATCAATACTCCCACTTTGCAAGTTTGCCCTTAGAAAGTTTTACCAAAAGATCGTCGATTTCACTTTGCTTCCCGAGTCTCTCAGCATGTTGGCCTCCCGTAAAAGCCTTAGCGCGATCACCAGCAAGTATATTATACGCAGTTAAAGCTTGCTCGCGTTCAGCTGGCTTACCACTGAACATATCTGTGATAAGTTTACGTTCTTGGATTATTGTTTCCTTGTGTAACTGCGCTTGTTCCGTAGTTATCGCATCTGGAGAATCAAAAGCAGAACGATAGAAGTTTCCAACTTCGCCTTTGATATTTGGCACTTTGAATTTTTCAGTTTGTAGCAGCTCATCCATCTGAGCTAAGACTCCATGAGCATAGCGTTGTAGATCATCATCACCAAAATTACGAGTTTTACCTTGCCAATCCTGTACTCTTGAGGCACTTGCAAAATCATCTTCTAACCTTTTTCTAAAGATCGGTGGCATACGATCTCTAAAATTATACATAAAAGCCAGAAAATTAGGATTCTCAGAACCTTTTCCTGCTACGTGCTCAGTCTCAAACAATGAAATTCCTGCCTTTTTTAGAGACTCAGGATAGAAAAAATCATGTAAATCTTGCTGAAAATCATGCTCAGAAAGTCCTTTAAGCCATTCTGCGGTTCCTAGACCTTCAGCTTTGGCTTTCTTAGCTGCATAGACATTCCAATCAGTCGAGATTGAAACAGAACGACCTCCTTTATTAGATGTACGTGTTTTAAGTGTCATAGCATCTCTATTACGTCGTCTCGCAGCTTCTTCTTTTATGATAGCGCCCCGTCGTGCGGCTATATCAAGCGCATCATCAATAGGTTTTTGTCCGACTTCTTTAGAAGCTCTTGCAGCTGCTTGTTTGTTACTTTGTACATAAGCATCCTTTCCTACATCTTTTACAACCTGTTGTCCTTGTGGCGTCTCCATTGCTCGCTTGATCTGTTGTTCTACTTCTGAAGTCTCTGCCTTAGTAAGATTCTCCGCGTGTTTAAGAAGCTCTCCAAACTTCGCAGAAAGATCCGCTCTTCCTTCTGGAGAAAGTGTAGATAATTTTCTATCCCCAAGAGTTGCTCTGAGCCACGCAGATATTTTAAAAGTAGGATTCCAATACGCTGGGTTTCCTTCATGTACGCTTCTGATATGCTCGTTAAGTTCCTCGTGTGAAAGATTCTCAGTCTCAGCTACATGCTTAAAAGCTGAACCTAATACATCCATCAATAAAGGTCTACCGCCAGCCAGAGAGACTCCTTTTATTGCCTGCTGCACTTCTGGCGCAAGTTTATCAGCGTCGCCATGTATCCAACCTTTTTGAGCCGCTTCTGCTTTTTCAGCAAGCTGACCTAGTTCCGAAGTACGACTTGCAGAGGTAACTTCTGATAACTTAACCTTGCCAAACTTAGTGTGAAAGATAGTCCCAAGAATAGCTTGTTGAATCGCCCCTTGGATCATTAACTGATTTTTATCGCCGTCGTCAGCCATAGTATAACCATACATAGCTCCTTCAGAACCATTTATCAATAGTTTAAGAGCTGTCTTACCACGCTCAGACTGAGAAAGTAACTTCGTAAGTGGCACAGCTGCGGTTTCTCCTGTTGCGCCTGCGATAATACCTTCTGTCAACTTCCCAGAACCTCTAAAAAAAGGAAGCAACATTGCTTGCTCTGCGCTCCACGAGCGCGCTCTTTCTCCCCATGTAGTATCTGGATTAATATCATGCCAAAACTTATCGTGTGAAATTGCTGTTTCCAGCGAGCGTAGTACATTACCTACAACAGGCATAGCGCGTGCATTTTTGTCGAAAGTTTTGTAGATTCCCTTTGAAGCCATCTCTGAATGATCGCCAGAACCATCTGGAGACATATCATCATCAGTACCAGCTTGCCAGTCTGCTTTTACCATGTGACCCAAACCAGCAAGAATAACTATTCCTGTTCGCGCTGAGTTTTCTAAGTCTTCGAAACCTGCGTACAAGCCATGCCGCCAGTGTGAGTCATAAGCATCATCCATGTTCCATTTCAAAGCACTTGTATACGCATTGTCAATCCAGTTTTGTCTATCGGGTATCTCAGAGCCATGCGCTTTACTAAGTTCTCCATAAAACGGAGCTATTATCTTATCGTAGTAATTACCTGCTGCCTCAAGTCTCTGTGCAGGTGTGGCACTCTGTGACTCTTTTGAAGACGCCATCACTTTCCATCTTTGCAGGATATTGTTTGACGCATCGTAAGGTTCTAGATTGAAAGGATTTGTATTCAAGTCTTTCAGAACGCTAAGTTTCTGTGTTCTCTCCATTGAGGATATCGAGTCATACTTTGTCGCTTCACGCTGTGCCGCTCTCGCATCAGCAGCAGCATGCACATTAAATGAAGTTGGCACAACTCCACTAGAGTCTCGCCGAGGTGGCATCTCCGCTAGAGGACTACCTAACTGTCTCGATCGGTTGACTAGGGGGGGCTTTGAACCAGTCTGTGAAGCTGTTCCCTGTTCCTGGGGCTGTGGTAGTGGCACTTGGAGTACCTCCTTCTGCTGGTTTGGGTTTAGTTATTGCTGGAATAGGTACCACTCCAACTTGAAGCAACTTGTAGTTAAACTTATCAAGAGAATCATCAGCTTGATCTTGAATTCCTGCTA